CTGAACTCAGGCTTAACTGAAACCTGTATATGCAAAAATCTACGCAAAATTGCCGCTTCACTATACATAGTTTGTTTAGCCCAAAGCCCTGGATTATTAGTATCTATGACTACAACTTCGGGAACAGCAAAAAACTTACCTTTATCCTCAACAGCAGACATATCACAACAAAATGGCTGTCCATCAATAATAGATTGGATCTCTTCAAGCATAGGCTGTCCTAACTTCTTAGCAATTTCTAAAGAAACATTGCCAATCTCAGAGTAAAAGAAGTAAGGGTGTGCATATGGAATATACCCATCAAAGTATTGTGAAGTCCTTTGCCTAACAAATTTCAATGCATCACTATGTTCTCGTCCCTTAACTTTTGAAAAAACTTCAAGAACAAGATCAGTAATATAGGATTTGCCAATTTCAGGATCACCTGCTACCATCAAACCAATAGGAGCTATCCTCTTAGAAGTTGAAACCAAGCGGTCTACTTCAAGCTTCTGATTCTCAATTTTAAGAGATAAATCCCTCAGGCTTTGAAGACGAGGATCAAATTTTGATGAAGTATTCAAAAGGGTCGATACAGCCTCTCCCAAAACCTGTAACTTTAATCTGTAATCGTTGCGATCCATATATCCTTTAACTGGTAGACCAGTTGACAGATGCCCTTCATAAAGACTCAGCTCCTTGTGCTCTCTAATAACAGCCGCAATAGGATCCGAGCTAAATAAAACTTCTGCCAGTGGTTTTCCATGATACAATTGTTCACAGGCTCTGATCATTGTAGCAAGACCAGTGATAATAACACTAATAGCTTCCATCATACACATGTTACGCGGTTTTCCAAGAACTTTCATTATAGATTTTGCAAAATCTCTAGAAAACCATCTCAACGATACCGCAGATAAAATGACATTGATAAAGGTATTGACTATATCTGCACTATATATTGTGGATAAGAACGTATTTGCCGTCATCAAACTCTCAGAAAGACTCTCAGCAACCAGCTCATTTCCAACGGGCATCCACTTATTCATGGCATCCATCAACAAATTACCAGCTATATGTGCACCATTAGTTCTTGCAAACAATGCCACAATCATCAATCGCTGCTTGTTAGTTTTAGCCAAAGCCAAGTTAACAAACAGCAATGCGTAATCTAAGCAGATACCTGCCAAATCAGTACAAATAAGCTCCCCTAGTGCTGAAAACAATGATCTGATTTTTATCACAATGTTATTCTCTAGCACGGATGATAGGAAAGCAAAAATACTTTCCTTAGATCCGACGCTTAAGTTCAACAAAACAGATCTTACATCAACGGAACTCAAGGATTCAGCAACGTATTCACGTCTCTTTTTATCTAAATATTTATGATAAGATGTTTCATCATCTTCTCTGCGCTGATGTGAACGAGGAACATAGACATCAGGAAAATCGTCCTTTAGTGTACGAGACTCACGCCTACTCAAAGTACGTATACGTGAATTCTCATCAAATCTCTTCTGACGTTCTTCATTCCTAGCTCTCCTCGCATCTCTTTTCAATTTCATTATAGAAGGAGGTAAGATGCCATCCGCAAAATTGTCATTAGCAATACTTCTGCGTGACTTCGATTCTGCTTCATACTCAAAACCCATCTGATCATAAGCACTTTCAGGAAAAAATAACCAACGGGTAGTGGGGTCGGCATTTAAAAATTCCGACATATAGTAGTATCGTGGACAAACCATAAAATTTCTGCACTGTTCACATCTCACATCCCCATTCACAATGGTATCTTCCTGTCTAACTAAAACCATAGTCGTGCAACCAAAACATCTAACCATACTAGATTCTCCTAGATGTATGGTCTCACAACATCTTAAACAAGCTCCAAGAGAATTGATATAATCAACTCCCCTCAAACAAAAATCACAAATAAACCAAGGGCCTTCCTTGCCCTCAAACGATTCAGAAAGCAGATCGCCAACCTTAAAAACTCCCATCTTATTCCAGCAATTCGCATGCGTCATGGAATATTTAAAAAGGTTTCGTTGCTACTAATCTAAAGCGTGCAAATTCTTATAAAATATTGCAATTAAATAATGATATCTAACTATTCTGGCCAGCGAGTGGCACCGAGATCACAGGATAAAGTCCGGCGAAGACTTTATGCAATCCTGCAATGAGGGTCCAAACGGGGCTATACAAATATTGTATAAGCTACCTACAGCGTATCCTCTGCTAAAGATACCTGGGTTCAGGTCCATTGCGCTAAGCGTGCGCAATACTAATTGGAAAATTCTTCGTGGTCTTAGATATTTAATAATATTGCATACAAAGGTATAAAATTGTTGCCCATATAATGGGTAGCGTCAACAAAATTATCAAATGTAAATGACAATAAGAAAATTCTAAGAACACTTAGTCCTAACCTCTTATGTCCAGATTTTATCTGGGGCACAAACCTAAAGGTACATCCAATGATGTCGTACACCCGGTGATGTCGTACAACAAAGAATGGTACTGTGGGCTTTATCCATCACTACATTTAAAGTGGGAGCGCACAAATACACTCTGTGAGTGGTTTTTTGATCATTTTTACATTCTGTCCTTGGGCAAACGATCAACTCACACATACAATAAATCTTTTCACAGACTACGTTAAATACCCGTCTTTAAAGACAACATAGTACTCAAACTTGTATAGGCTCTAAATTTTCACTCCTTAATATTGATCGAGCTCAATACTCAAAGCTTAATACTATAACAATAATAATAAAATACAAGTTGAAACTCAAACAAAACCAATACCCACGCCACTAGTCACGGTGGCAAGAATTTGAGGTAAACGTAATCACACTCCTCTAGTGTGGCTTTTCAGCTTTAATCTTATCCTAGATACACAGGCAGCCTGGTTAAAAACATGACTACTACGCATCCTGTGGAGTAAAGAAACTACTCAAGAAGTCGATTTTTCGAAATTCAGTAAATCGTTCTGCTATAGAACGGAACATCAGAGTTGGATTGAACACTAAATAGTGTTCAACAACACTCCTGGATTCAAATTAACTCTAATTTCTAGAAAATAACAATCCGCATAGTGACAAACTACACAAATGTTAACGTTAACAACGTTGGGCCGAGGGTGGCATAAGCCACCC